TGTATCCGGTGGCATGGACATCGACACGTTCGCTAGTCAGCATGATACGACGTTGGGTTTATTTGAGTGGTCGGCTCCTGATGATTGTGATATTTGGGATCGTGAAGGTTGGGCGCAGGCTATCCCCTCGTTAGGTCATCCAGATGCGAGTGGGACTGTTTTTGTAACTGAAGAATCTATTGCGTCTAAAGCATCACTTGTTGGCGCTGGTGGCAAAGAGGGTATCCCTGAGCATGTGTTTAGGACGGAGAATCTTTGTCAGTTCGTCACTGCTGCTGTCGAGGGACCATTCCCTGAGGAGAACATTCTTGTTTGTACGGATGATGATTCTGAGGTTGACCCGTCGTCGCCGTTGGTTGTTGCTGTTGATACGTCGCATGATCGTTCTATGTCGTATCTGGCTGTTGCTGGTTACCGGGATGATGGGTTGCCGCATGTGGAGGTTATTGCTGAGCGCGCAGGGACTGTTTGGGTTCCGAAGACTGTCGCATCTGGTCTTGAGGTGACCCCGGATGCGGTGGTTGTTCAGGGGCGTGGTGCTCCGGCGTCGTCGTTGATTGAGTACATCGAGCAGGAAGGCGTCGAGGTCACTGCGTGTCAAGGCAATGACCTCACCTCGTCGGGCGGTCAGTTCTCTGATCGTGTCATGGATGGGACTATCCGGTTCCGTGAACAAAAGTCCCTACGGTTAGCGCTCGATGATGCTGTCAAAAAGTTTTTAGGCGAAGTGTGGGTTTGGAACCGCGCTAAGTCTCCGGTCGATGTTGCCCCGTTGTGTGCGGTGACGATGGCCCTGTGGGGGCTGGAAATGCTGGGCACTGACGGTGCTGTGAAAACTACGGCTTACGACGAGAACTATGGATCTTGGTATAAGCGTGATGGTGACAATGAACCCGCCCTTGTAGGGGCTGATGATGACTCTAAGGGGTGGTGGGAGTAGATGTCTTGGTTTTCTGAGATGTTCGGTCGCATGGCGACTGCGTTGCAGCGGTGGGCGCAGCCGGGAACGTTCAAGGCCACATTCATGGGCCGTGACGTTGAATATTTTCAACATGACATGAGAAAGCCTCATGACCCACAGAATATGAGTATCGAGGAGCTGTGGGCTACTCAACCACACCTGCGTACGGTTGTTGATTTTCGGGCACGGAATATTGCTCAGCTCGGCGTGCAACTGTTCAAAGCAGATGGAGAGCAGCGCGCTCGGGTGCGGGGCACTGACGTTTCTAAGCTTCTAGGTCGGCCAAACCCGTACATGACTGGGTACGACCTCATTTATGATCTGGTGGCTACGCGCTCTCTGTATGACACTGCCTATTGGTTCATTATGGAAGGCGAGTCTGGGAAGGTTATTCATCCGTTCCCGCCGTCGTGGGTGACTCCGTACGCTGATTCTCATTTTGGGAAGCGTTCATATCGGGTGCAGGTTCCTGGTGCTGATCGTTTTGTGGATGTTCCCGGTGATCAGGTTGTTGAGTTCCGTGGTTGGACTCCTACCCCGTCGTTGACTACGGCTTCCCCTGTTGAGACGTTGCGGATGGTGTTAGAAGAGCAGTATTCGTCTCGTAAGCACCGTTTGCAGTTGTGGCGTCGTAATGGCCGTGTTGGCACGTATATTGCTCGTCCGAGTGATGCTCCTGGGTGGGATGACACTGCTCGTCGTAGGTTCATGGACATGTTCACCGCTTTTACTGGTGATAATGCGAAAGCTGGTGGTGTTCCGCTCCTTGAGGATGGTATGGAGCTGAAACGTAATGCTTTCACTTCTGCTGATGAGCAGTGGGCTGAGTCGGTCAAAATCAGCCTGGAAACCGTCGCCCAGGTCTACCAAGTAAACCCCACAATGGTGGGTGTGCTTGAGGGCACGAATTATTCCAATATGAAGGAATTCAACCGGGCACTGTACCGGACCTCGCTAGGACCAGACATTGTGCAGATTGAAGAACGGATTACTGAGTTTGTGTTGCCGATGCTTGAGGCACCGGATGATCAGTTTGTGAAACTCAATGTCGAGTCCATGCTGCGCGGATCATTCGAAGAGCAAGTCAAAGTGTTTTCCGCTGCTATTGGCGGCCCATGGATGACACGCAACGAAGCCAGGGCGTTGCAAGATATGCCGCCACTTGATGAAGGCTATGAGCTGATCATTCCATTAAACGTTACTGAAGGCGGACAGGCGTCCCCGATGGATGGTGGCGATGGCAGGCCGGAGGAAATTGAGTCGTGAAAGAGGATGCTTCTATGAAGACTAAGAATATTACGGTCGGCCTAAAGGCTGCCGGTGATGATCAACCAGAGGGCCGCTTTACGGGGTATGCCAGTGTTTTCGGGAACAAGGATTCGTACGGTGATGTGATCGTCAGAGGCGCGTTTGCTGAGTCTTTGCAGACCTATGGGGCGAATGGTGCTGGTATCCCTTGTTATTGGGCGCATCAGATGTCTGACCCGTTGATGAATATTGGTCAGACGGTTGAGGCTCGTGAGGATGACCACGGGCTGAAAGTTGATGTTCAGCTTGACTTGGATAACCCTAATGGCGCATACACTCACAAACTTATCCAAGAGGGTCGTGTCAACCAAATGTCGTTTGCATTTGATGTTGAAGATTATGCTATCGCGGAGTCTGAAGAGCACGGGCACTATTTGGAATTACGGAAACTGAAAATTCATGAGGTTTCTGTGGTTCAGGTAGGTGCGAACCAGGCTACTGAGCTTCTGGATGTGAAAGACCGTCTGACACGACTCAAAGTTGGTGATGGGGAAGCCCAGCTACGTCAGGCCGCGTCTCTGATTGAGGATGTGTTGTCTTCGCTCGATCATCCCGAAGAAAAAAGCGAAGACCTACAAGATTCCGGTGATGAGCCGGGTATTCCTGATCAACCGGATGTTGTTCAGGATCAGGCTAAGTCGGGCGGCCAACCGGACCTTGCCCTGGCCAGAATAGAAATGATCGCTCTGGAAGGAGCTTTGTAATGACTACATACATGGAACAGCGCGACACTGCGTTGAAGGCTGCCCGTGACCTCGCGGAGAAAGCTAAACAGGAAGATCGTGAGCTTACCGTAGAGGAAGCTCAAGAAATCAACGCTAAGGGTGCTGAAATTGAAGAGCTGAATGAGAAGATCAAGGCTGCGAAGTCGGCTAGTGATCTGCTTGCTTCGCTTGGTACCCCGAAATCTGCTGAGGAAGAGGATGCTGTGAAAGAATTTAATGGCAAGTCTCTTGGTGATTTTGCTGCGGTGAAGCTGAAAGACGCTTTGGGCAATATCAAGTCTCAGCGTCGCGGTATCACTGCTTCAACGGGGCATGAATTCCCGCTGACCGGGCTAAAAGCTGCTGGTGACCCGCACATGGTCTCCACCACTGGCACCGGCCTGTTGGAACCACAGATTGATACGAACATTGTTCGTCAGCATGTGGAGCGTCCGACTATTGCAAACTGGTTGGGTTCTGGTTCGATTACTGCGACTGCTCTCAAATATTTTGTTGAGAAAGCGTTTGATGCTGAAGAGCACGGCAACTTCAAGTATGTGGGTGAAAACCAGAAGAAGCCTGGTATCACATTCCCAGATTATGACGAAGTAACCGAATCGTTGAAAAAGGTTGCTGGCTGGATCAAGATTTCGGATGAGATGGCCGAAGACCTGCCTTTCCTGGTAACTGAGATTAATAACCGGCTGCTCTACCAGTTGCTCATGTTTGAAGAAAACGAGCTGCTGAATGGTGCTGGGACTGGCACTTCTATTGAAGGCATCCTGAACCGTGAAGGTATCCAGACGGAAACCTCAGAAGGTGCGGGTGACAACCTGGATTCGCTGTACCGTGCTCTGACGAAAGTTCAGTTGGCTACCGGGCTTACCGCTGATGGTGTCGTCATGCACCCACTGGATTACCAGAAACTGCGTCTATCCAAGGACGGCAATGGCCAGTATCTTGCTGGTGGACCGTTCCTAGGCCAGTACGGTAATTCTGGTTTCGCTATGCAACCACCTGTGTGGGGGCAGACGCCGATCATTACTACTGCTATCCCGCAGGGTACGGCTTTGGTGGGTGCTGGTAAGCAGGCTGCAACCGTGTACCGCAAGGGTGGTATCCGTGTGGAGACTTCGAACATTGACGGCGAAGACTTTACTCACAACCGTTTCACTGTGCTGGCTGAAATGCGCGAACTGCTGGCGGTCCGTCAGCCTGCAGGTTTCGTTGAAGTCACCCTGGCATCCGAGTAAGCAGCAAACCCTTTTTTAGGAGGGAACATTGACTAAAAAACAATTTGTTGTGGTGCCAGACGGTGAAGTTGATTCCTCACAGTTCTTGGGCGAAGTGATCCTAGTAGATGAAGCTGGTGAACCGTGGTCTCCCGGTGGTGGGGACTCCTCACCTGTCGCGTGGGGCGATGTGACCGGGAAGCCGTCTACGTTTGCGCCTGCCACTCACACTCACACTATCGCTGATGTTACGGGTCTTGAGGCCCGTTTAGCGGCAGCGGAAGCGAAGATCGCGGCGTTAGAGGGTGATGGTGCGTGAAAGAGTACGTTGTCATTCGTGGTGGTGTCGAGCTGACAGTGAAACTGTCGGAGGCCACTGCTAAACGGGTTGGTGCTCAGCCTGTGAGTAAGGATAAACCGGCACCTGCGAAGGGTCGGAAGCCTCAGAATAAATCACGAACACCACAAGATAAGTAGCTTCGAGGGGGCGGTATGGCAGATTTTGGTTCGGTCGATCCGGTTGCAGCTGCGACTCAGATGATCCGTGATTATTGTGGCTGGCATATCGCCCCTGTTGAAGAAGAAACGCTGGTGTTGGACGGGACGGGGACGAACACGTTGTTGTTGCCGTCCCGTCGTGTGGTGCAGGTCAGTCAGGTTCTTGTGCGTGACGAACCGTTAGATAGTGCCGGGTATGAGTGGTCGGCTATTGGGGCGTTACGGCGTCTTGGTGGTGTCTGGCCGGAAGCGTACCGGAGTATTGAAGTTACCTTGGAACACGGATTCAATGACATGTTCGTACTGGCTGACATTGTAGATTCTGTGGCTGCTCGCATACGACTTGACCCGTCTGGCATGATCGCCAGGCAGGGCGCTGGTACTCAGTCAGTCTCCTTTGGTGGCCGAACCGCGCAAGGTGGTGGCGGCCATGGGCTGCTAGGCACTGAGAAAGACATGCTTGAACCGTATCGCCTGAATTGGGGGCCATAAATGCTGACTGTAGGCCACGGGGAAACTGTGGAACATGCTCGTTGGTCCCATGATGAGTACAACGCCCACGGGCAAGCTACACCAGTTTATGAAGATCCTGTAGAGATCAGCAATGTTGGTGTTGATGTTCCGTCACCAACGGAACCACTCAATGGGCTAGACCAGCGTCAAATCGTTGACTTGGTGGTATTCCTACCAGCCGGTACAACAGTGGATCATCGAGACAAATTCATTATTCGTGGTCAAGACTATGAGGTCATCGGTGATACACCACCTATCACAAACTTTTTTACTAGCACACCATTCTTGACTGAAACAAAACTGAAACGGGTGACAGGATAATGGCAACTTTAGGATCTATTGAAGTCCCGATTTATGCGAAGCTCGATGGCGAATATCTGCATATTGGAGAAGTTTCGCTAGATGTGCATGGTGATATGTCAAACGGTGAAGTCAAACTGTCCACTGATCTGACAGGCCAGTATTCGCCAATTCAGCGTCCTGATCATCTACTGACCGAAACCTATCGCCGGTATTAATGATGTAAGGAAGCTCAGATGGTTAAAGCGAAATTGAAATGGAAACGCGGCGCACTCAAAAAGCTTCGTAACGAACCGAAGATGACTGATTTCTTACTGAAAAAAGCCAAACAAATCGCAGCTGACGCTGGTGGCGAAGACATGGGATACATGGTCACTGACCTGGTATTAGAGGAGCCTCGTTCTGCGGTGTCGGTGATGGCTACCGGGCACGCGACTTACCATAACCGTAAATACCATTCGCTGCTCCGTGCTTTATCTCAAGCTAGGGAGCGGTGATGGCCCAATTCCTCCGTTTACAAGACCCAGTTGCTCGTGCGAATGAGTACCTGGGTTTTTTTGTACCCAAAACTGCTGGCCCATTCTTAGAAATCCCGCCCGGTTGGGACTGGAAGAGCTTACTGGTCACGGTCACTGATGTGGGCGGTGACGGTGAGCGTGACGTGGTGCTGGATGATGCGCGGCTCATGGTCGAGGTGTGGGACCCGGACTCAGTGACTGCCTCGGAGTGGTGCCGTGACTTGCACGGGCTGCTCAGGTGCTGGCGTGACCACGACCCAACAAAAACCGTGACGTTCTTGCGCACTGTGCAACGCCCAACTTTCATGCCTGATGCTGAGACACGCACACCAGGTTTCTTCACCATCGTTGATCTAAGTTTTCGCGCTGATCGGCGTGAAATCCAAACACATGTCTGACTCTTAGGAAGGGGATCAGAATTATGGCTACTGGTATTGATGCTATTCGTACTGGCGCGCCGGTCAATGCTACCGGTGGTGTCCAGTTCGCTGAAACTGGCACTGTGCTACCAACTGACGCTACGACCGAACCGGAGGCCGCTTTTAAGAAGGGCGGGTTCATTGGTGAGGATGGGGTGACTCGTTCTACTGATGCTTCGGATGAGAAGATCCGTGCGTGGGGTGGGGACACTGTGAAGGTGGTCCGTTCGGAGCACTCGATCACGTATTCGTTCGAGTTTTTGGAGTCCACGAATGCGGATGTTCTGAAACTCATTCATGGTGACGATCACGTGACCGTGGGTGATGGTTCTGTGACGATTGAGCACACTGCGAAGATGCCACCACGTCAGTCGTTCCTGTTGGACATGCTCGATGGTGATACCCGGATTCGGGAGGTTATCCCTGACGGCCAGTTGACCACGTCTGGTGAAGTCCAGTTCGTGCACTCTGACGTGATCCGGTATGCGGTCGAGATCGAAGCGTTCCCGAATGATGACCAGGTCAAAGCGTACTCATACGTGGAAGACAGCTCGGGAAACTAACACCGCCACCAGAACCAGATCCAGAGCCTGAACCTGACGAGGGGGATGGTTCGGAATCTGGTGGCGACACTGATGGCACTGGCGACCCATTGGGTGAATAACTGACTGCCTGCCCGTCCTGGGCGTGACTCCACGGGGCGGGCAGGTTCGCCAACAACAATCAATTGGGGTCACATGTTCTTTTCTAAAAGGAGTCACGAGAATTATGGCAGCATCTGCACCAAAGAAACGTAAGGTCGCACGCAAACAAGCTAAACAGTACACGATTGTGTCATTCGAGCTACCACAGTTTGAAGGCACGTTCGAGCTACCCGACCTCAAGCACTTACCGTTGCGGGTCATGGATGCGCTGAATAAAGGTCAGATTGGGGTGCTCGTTGATTGGTTACGCGAAGCAAACATTGACGATGACTACCTGGAAGCCCTCCTAGACCTCGGTCAGGATGAGGTTGAAGAGTTCATTGACCTTTGGGGCAAGGGGTCAATGGTTGATGCCCCAAAATCCAAGGACTGATCGACCTACGTGAGGAGTTCCCAGCGGCATTCGACGCAACACTTTTGGAGCGCGGATACCGTTGGGACTCCGTGGGAGATCAGCTCGACTGGTGGGACTTGCACGCACTGTTTACGACCCTGCCATATGATGCGCCGATCAACCGGGCACGCGACCCGAAGAACTGGTGGTGGGGTCACCCGATCAATGAGTTCATTGTGGGGATTTTTGAGTCCACTCAGATGACGGCGGCAGTGGTTGAGAAACAACCGAAGTTACGGCGTTCTGATTTGCCGAAACGTATTCCGCGTCCGTGGGATACGAACACTGATGAGAAGAAGCTAGGCACCACCGTATTGCCGCTGGACGACATGAAGGCTGCGATCGGCTGGTGATTTTCCTGGCGTGAATAGGGCCGCTCCGTGTGGGGCGGCTTTTTTGATTCCAGGAGGTAGCCTGTGGCGGTCGAACTCGCAAATGCTTACGTCACCCTGAGCGTGGAGACTTCTTCCATCTCCAAGCAGGTTGGGCGCATGTTTGGTGGCGTGGAGTCTCAGGCGGGTAAGACTGGCCGGAATATGGGCCGGTCGATGGCTGAGTCTTTCGATAAGGCTAAGCCTGATATGGGGCGGCTTGAGACTGATTTGAAGCGGTCGCAGGACCGGGTTGTTGCACATAAAGAGACTGGTAGCCGCAAAATGGAAGCGGCTAACCGGCGGGTTGAGATCGCCCAGGCCAAAGTCAATGAGATGACCGCCAAATATGGTGAGGACTCATCTCAGGCGTTGCGTGCTCAAGACCAATTGATCACAGCACAACAGAAGGCTGAAGCTGAGACCCTGAACTACAACGCCTCACTAGAGAAACTTGAAGACCAATTGAAGTCCGCTCAGGCAGCGTTTGATGATGCGTCTACGGCTTCTGGGAAATCTGTTGGCATGTGGGAGCGTGTTACCACAAGTCTAAGTAACGCCGGTGACCGTATGCGAGGTGTCGGTGACCGGATGATGGGTGTCGGTCAGAGCTTCAAGAATGCTGGCCAGGATATCAGTAATGTTGGGACAGACCTCACAAAGCTTACTTCACCAATTAGTGTAGCGGCCACTGCTGCTGCTGGCCTGGTGGGTGTGTTGGGGTTCCAGCGTCTGGTTGGTATTGATACTGCGAAGTCACAAATCAAGGGCCTCGGGTATGACGCTGAAGCGGTCATGAAGGATGTTGACAAGGGTGTCACGGATACGTCGTTGTCAATGGCTGAGGGTGCCGCTATTGCACGGTCTGCGCTGGCTACAGGCAACGTTGAAATTGGTAAAGAACTTGAAGAGCAGATCACTCGTGTAGCCAATGTTTCTGCCGCCTACGGGGTAGAGGGCGAACATGCCGGGTATTTGCTGAATAATATTCTGACGAAGAATAAGGTCACGTGGGGTGACCTGTCGCAGATGCAGCAGAACCAGATCCCTATTGTGTCGCAGCTGGCGGATTATTACGGGGTGACTGGTGACGAGATTCAGAAGATGGCTGCTGAGGGTGCTATCTCGATTGAAGATCTGAACACTGTTTTGGATGATAA